CATTTCACTAGGTCTTGTCAAGTCTTGATTTATTGAAGAATCATGATATAATGTTATACATAATGAACGAATAAGATATGCCAATAGGACCCATGACCAAAAGAAAAAGATCAGTACACTACGTCAATAATAAAGAGTTCCTGGAAGCACTTATTGACTATAGACAACAAGTAGCGATTGCTGAGCAACGTGGAGACCCAAAACCACAGATCTCTAATTACATTGGTGACTGCTTCCTTAAGATTGCAACTCACCTATCATTCAAACCAAACTTTGTCAACTACATTTTCAAAGATGACATGATTTCGGATGGTATTGAAAACTGTGTTCAGTACATTCACAATTTTGATCCCAAGAAGTCTTCTAATCCTTTTGCATACTTTACTCAAATCATTCACTATGCATTCCTGCGTAGGATTCAGAGAGAGAAGCGTCAACTGGACATCAAGAACAAGATTCTAGAAAAGACTGGTTTTGATGAAGTATTCTCAGATGGAAGTAATGTCATTGACGGAGAAAACTATAGTGACTATAATTCAATCAAAGATGCAGTGCATTCGAAGTTAAGAAATTCATGAAGGTTGCGATCATTACTGATACACATTATGGAGCAAGAAAGGGTTCGAAATTTATTCATGATTACTTCGAACTCTTTTATGATGATGTATTCTTCCCAACTTTAGAAAAAGAAGGTATCACTACTGTCATTCACATGGGTGATACTTTCGATAGCAGAAAATCAATTGATTATCAAAGTCTTGAATGGTCAAAGAGAGTTGTATTTGATCGTTTAAAACCTTATGATGTTCATATGATTGTCGGTAATCATGATACATATTATAAGAACACGAATGACATAAACTCACCCGATTTACTGCTTCAAACGTATAATAATATTAAAACTTACGGAGAAGCAACTGAGGTCAATATCGGTGGACTGGACATCTTGTTCTTACCTTGGATTAATCAGGATAATCAAGATGAGACTTTCAAAACTATTAAAAAGACTTCTTGCAAGGTCGCGATGGGGCACCTTGAACTCTCAGGATTTAGAGTTAATCGACAAATCATCATGGAGCATGGTTTGGATGGCAAACTATTTGAGAAGTTCTCCCATGTCTACTCCGGTCACTATCACACTAGATCGACTGATGGACGGATATTTTACCTTGGGAACCCATACGAAATGTTCTGGTCTGATGTGGAAGACCCACGAGGATTCACGATTCTCGATACTGAGTCGATGGAGATCACGCATGTAGATAATCCTCATCGTTTGTTCTTTAATATCTACTATGAGGATACAAATTACAAACTATTCGATACTACAAAGTATAAGAATAAGATTGTAAAAGTTATCGTCAAGAAAAAGACTAACGCTAAGCAGTTTGATAAGTTCTTAGATAAGTTGTACGCTTCTGATGTAGAAGAAATCAAAATCGTAGAAAACTTCAATTTTGTTGGTGGTGACGATGTAGAGGATGAAGAAACTCTAGAGTCTGAAGACACACTTTCTATTCTGAATAGATATATACAAGAATCTGATTTTGGAATGGATAAGTCAAAAGTTCAATCCATGGTCAAAGAAATCTATCAGGAAGCGTGCGAAATACTGTGACATGTACATACTAGCAGTCTTAGGGCAAGAAGAAAATGGTGCATACTCAGCATCAAATGAAGAGGGTGATCAGGTTCTTTACATGTTTGAAGAAAGAGATGATGCTACTAGATTTGGTTTGTTGTTAGAGACAGACCATGAGTATCCAGAAATGACTGCTGTCGAAGTTGACGATAATGCTATAATTAAAACGTGTGACAACTTCGGTTACATGTACATGATTATTACCAAAAATGACATTGTGATTCCTCCAAAGGATATTTTAAAAAATGATTTTATTTGAAACGATCAGATGGCGAAACTTTTTAAGTACCGGCAATCATTTTACAGAAGTAAACTTCACTAAAACTGAAAATACTCTAATCATCGGTAATAACGGAGCAGGTAAGAGCACTATTTTGGATGCCCTTACCTTTGTTTTGTTTGGAAAGTCTTTCAGAAATATCAACAAACCACAACTCGTCAATTCAATCAATGAGAAAGATTGTTTAGTTGAGATTGAGTTTAAGATTTCTAGTAGTGAATTCAAAATCCGTAGAGGAATCAAACCTGCCATTTTTGAAATCTATAAAAACGGAGAACTGTTCAATCAGGATGCGTCTTCATCTGAACAGCAGAAATGGTTTGAGCAAAGTGTTCTGAAGATGAACTTCAAATCGTTCACTCAGATTGTGATTTTGGGAAGCAGTAACTTTGTCCCATTCATGCAACTGAGTGCTGCGAATAGAAGAGAGGTTATTGAGGATCTTCTAGACATCAAAATATTTTCTTCAATGACCAACATCGTTAAAGAAAAGATTCGTGCAATAAGAGATGATGTCAGAACACTGACTCTAAAGAAGGAATCTCTTCAAGATAAAGTCAGAATGCAAAATGAGTTTATTCAAGAGATTGAAAGTCGTAGCAAGGAAGATATCACAACAAAGAAGGGATCAATCGCCACTTTGATGGAAGAGGTTTCTGAGTATATGGATCAAAATTCCAAGACTCAAACCACTATCGAATCCCGTACTAAAGAACAAGAGAAAGTAATCGGGGCAGCAGATAAGTTATCAAAACTAAACACACTTAAGGGTCAAATTACTCAAAAAGTAACCACTATTACTGAAGAACATAAGTTTTTCAATGAAAATACGGTATGCCCTACCTGTCATCAAGACATAGAAGAAGAGTTCCGTGTAAATAGAATTAGTGACGTTCAAAATAGAGCAAAGGAACTCAAAGATGGTTATGTGAAACTTGAAGAAACAATTAAGTTCGAAAAGGAGCGAGAACGTCAATTCAATGTCCTTTCGAAGGAGATCACAAAACTAACGCATGGCATTTCTCAAAACAATACTCGGATCGCTTCGCATCAGCGAAGAATCCAGGATCTTGAATCGGAAATTCAAAGAATTACCGATCAACTACAGAATTCAAGTACTGAGTATGAGAAGTTAACCAAGTTCCAGGAAGATCTAGAAAAGTCCGACACTGATCTTTCTGAGAAAAAAGAGACAATTGCATACTACGATTTTACTCAGAGTCTTCTAAAAGACTCAGGTGTGAAGTCCAAAATTATACAGAAGTATCTACCTTTGATTAACAAACAGGTGAATAGATACCTGCAAATGATGGACTTCTACATCAACTTTACTCTTGACGAAGAGTTTAATGAATCGATTGAATCTCCTATCCACGAAAACTTTTCCTATACCTCTTTCAGTGAAGGGGAAAGACAAAGAATTGACTTAGCACTTCTGTTTACATGGAGAGAAGTAGCGAAGTTTAAAAACTCCACAAATACAAATCTACTCATCATGGATGAGATCTTTGATAGTTCTCTTGATGGGTTTGGAGTTGAAGAGTTCCTTAAGATCGTTAAGTACGTCATCGACGATAGTAACACATTTATTATCTCTCATAAGACCGATCTTCATGACAAGTTCGACAATGTGATAAAATTTGAGAAGTTCAAAGGTTTTTCTCGTGTAGTTTCTTAATATAAATAAAAATAAAAAGTTCAATGAAGACTTTTAAGGAATTCATTGCTGAGGCAATATCAAGAAAACCATCCGTTCAGAGAGCACCTGATCTTTCTGCCCGTGCTAGACAGCAAAGGCAAGAAGGAACTTATACAGAAGAATATAAAGATCTAACTCCAGAAAAAGAAGAAAGAGTCAAGGAAAGAGTTGGCGAACTTGCTAGAGGTGTCCAAGTTAAATCTGCCAGGGTTAAAGAACTGCGTAAAAAACCATTTGTAAAGTTTAGACCTAAGGTAAAATCTGAAATACAAGCAAATATTAAATCTGCTAAAAAAGATGCAAAATTAGTTAGAAATGCATCTGATGCACTGATCAGAACCAGTGTTGACAGGTCTGCTAAAATACAGAAGCAAATCGAAGACAGTAAACGTCGTGAAAATTCCTAACTGGCAGAAACATTCCAAGAAGGAGCAGA